CTGCGCCGTAAATAATACGACCACCAGGAACAAGATCCCCAGTACTTAAGGCTTCGTAAAAGCGTTTCTCTTGTTTCTCAATCTCATCTTCACTTTCTGAGGAAGCTACATGCTTCGCCATAGCCTTACACCTCTCCGAATACTTGGTTTCACCTGGGTAGGCGTAACGTTGCATGAAGATATCTTGTCCTAAACTGTCCAGTTGCTTAATTGCCATTATTAATCTTACTAATTCCTTTATGTTTTGTAATTGTGATCGCGTCTGTATCTCCCAGAAGTTCTTGCAGGTAGTTATTGTGAGTAATTACCAATACCTTCTTCTCAGCATTCTGGGATTCTAACATGCGAAGAAGATTATTAACAGCCAAGATGCCCGGATTGTCGATATTGTCACAAACCTCGTCAAAGAATAACAGGTTGCAATCAGTTCTTGAAATCTTAGAGCTAAGATCCTGAAGGGATAACATTATAGACAAGTTAACCTTCCTTTTCTCACCGCCAGATAAAGAAATATACTTGGTCTCAATACCGTTGTTAAGGATAGTTTCTGACAACTCATCGTTAAACTTCAAAGAAAACTGACCGTTGGTCAGAATAGAAACATATTCATTAGATCTTAAATTGAAGTAGTCCAAAATGTTCCTAATAATATAACGAATAAGTCCCTTTTCCGAGAAAGCAATTTCCCAGAACTTCATAACCTCCAGCAAGGAATCAAGCTCAATGCGCTTGGCCTCGTAATCCTCTAGCTGTTTTAAAACTTGGTGTAGTCTATGTATACTGCTTTGCGCGTTTTCGATCTGTTTATTTTTCTTATTATATTTGGCCCACTCAGATGAAGATATCTTGGGAATTAGTGTATCATTTATGTCTTTAAGCTCACTAATCTCATTCTCCTTGAGCGTAATAGAATCCGTTAATTCTTTAGCCTCTTTCTTATAACCAGTCACGTCTTTCTTTGTTTGAGACTTTACATAAGAGTTCCTGCACACAGGACATTCCTTATCATCCTTGTACACACCCTCCTTAATAGAGTCGTTTACCCTACGCAGTCTATCTCTTTCTTTCTTCATTGAGCGTTGTAGATCTCTAACACTCTTCTCACCACCATTAATTTTAGTCTCTGCCTTTAAGATGTTTTCAAGGCTTGGAAGTTTAACCAATTTGAACTTCTCATCAGGAACCTCTTTCTCAAGCGTTTCTCTTTCCTCTAAAAGATTCTTAATCAGTGTTGCAATTACTTTTAGCTCACCTTGATATGAGGACTTTAACTGCTTTACCGATGCACGCTTAGAAAAAATATCATCTAAGTTAAAGCAGTTCTTAATAATCTTACGCTTATCTTCAGGGGAGGAATCTAAGAACGTGAAAGTTGAGTGTTGACCAAATACTACAGAAGCTAGAAACGACTTGTAGTCTGTCTCCAGTATCTCCTCTAAATACTCCTGAGTTTGACTGGAGTTAGCTCGGTTTATTAGCTTTCCATTAATTTCAACGTCCAAAGAGGTTGGCCTCTTAGAGCGTGAAATCATGACGGTGCCAATACCCTTCTTCTCCAAAACTATGCTTACAGAGCAATCCTCGCCAGCCTGAGAGTTAACTAAAGCGGCTTCAGTGGACTTCCGAATAGTGGTTCCATAGATACCCCAAGTAACGGCCTCGAACAAAGCACTCTTACCTGCACCGTTAGATCCTCCGCTGTCTTTGTTTCTACCAAGAATCCTGGTGATCCCCGAAGTTTTTGAAAAGTCTATTTCCAAGTTATGGAAAGAGTAGAAGTTTCTAGCTATCAGTGTCTTGATCTGCATATTCTCGTATCAGGTTTAATCCGCTCTCTAATCTATCCTGTGGAATAGTAGACGCTTGCTCTTCAATATACTTGGTAATGATGTCAGCGTCAATAACCGTCAAAGGTACGTTAGGATCATAGCCCGACAGCCTCTCATTTAAAGTATCATCATATATTGGCTGGAACTTAATATCTACATGAGCTACTTTAAACTTATTTGCAATGTCTGAGCGCAACAAAGAAGGAGGGTCATCAGAAAACTTGTCAATAGTAACTCTTAGGAGAGTAAAGTAGTTAGGGTCTGAGATTTCATCAGCCATAGCCTCCAGCGCGTCATAAGGTGCCTCGTAAAACCTTGGGCCATATCCTACTTTAAATTTATTAAGTGGACCCCAGCCGTTGGGGGTTTCCTCCAATATACCCACGAAGTTTACCTTGTCCGACTCTCCAAAATTTGTAGTCCAAGGAGTTCCTAAAATGGTTACGTGCTCATCTTCAAGATACTTGTGAATGTGCCCCAGTACTGTTCGGCACTTAAAGTCATCTAACTTAATAGAAGATTCAAAGCCTCGAATACCAAGATGATCAGGAGTATAACTAAAATGCCCAAATGCAATAGTCTGCTCATCTCTTGCAGAAAGTAAGTGCTTTTTAATAACTTCATCATCTTCGTAGTGAGGTATAAGTAGGAAGTTTAGATCTGAGTCCAGGGTAGTATGCTTCACTACCCGCACTGAAGAGTGAGGCCATTCTAAAGTATCCAAAACAGTTAAACCATCATCGTTTCTATTCTGTGAATCGTGATTACCCCTTAGTACGTAAATACTCTCTGCTAGCATTCTAAGAGCATAGAACATTTTCTGAACGGCCACAATGACTTCAGGTGTTGGCTTCCTGTGATGATAGATGTCACCTAGAAATACAATGTGAGTAGGCTTATGTTCTTTTACAATCCTAATAGTGGATTCAATTTGATTCTCTAGGTAACCTTCACACTTAGTATCGTAGTGAGTATCACCTATGATTAGGCACTTTCTCATAGGTCCTCTTTACAAATGCCAAATTGATCTAATTCTGACTGCATAAGATCAAAGATACCTTCGGCTAACATTCTGATCTCCCATTGAGCATCAGGCTTAAGGCGTTGATGCAGGAACCACATAATGCTTTGAAGAGATACAGTCCAGTAGGCTTTAGTATACATGGCTTGAGGAAGAATACCTCTCGCTTGTTCTTTTGCGACACCGTTATCAACCATGCGCTGATACATATAAAGGGATCTCTTACACAAGTCCTCCATATACTCAGAGATCTCACCAGGATACATAAAGTTCATAGAGAACTCCTTTACAGGATTCTCGTATTCCCCAGAAGATTGCTTGTTACCGTGGGGAGGGTTTGACCTCATCTTCGCAGGAATATAATAATCATCTGATGTTTGAGTATATCTTCCGCTTACCTCATTCCAAGAGCAGCCCTTGTCATCATCATACAAGTGATCAAATTCTTCAATAAATATCTCCCTTCCGTCAGCCTCTACCGTCCTAAACCCCGAACCAACCTGATACTTCATAAGCTGCCGTGCCACAAAAATAGGCAGCTTAATCTGGAACGTGTAGTAACTATGACGAAAGGGAGATGTGTGTTCGTGCTTCCAAAGAAACTTAGTGAGCTTCTTATCTTTGCTTTCAAAAGTGTCCTTTTCATTATTATAGGAGCACCTCGCAGCGTTTACAGTTTTTAATGCCGGACTTGAGACCATTTGATCTACTAGTGCAACACTGCTCTTGCCATCCTTGAGAAAGTCTATTTCGTTTTTATCAGTCATTTAATGTGGTTTTAGGGTAGATAGGTTAGGAGTATTATAGTCTATGACAGGCAGATTTAAGAAAGCATTGGAAGAAACAGCAGCATGGCAGAAGAAAGCTGGCAAGAACCCTGAGGGTGGATTAAACCAAAAGGGGGTAGACTCCTATAAGAAGGAGAATCCAGGGTCCAAGCTTAAGACTGCGGTGACTACTAAGCCCTCAAAACTTAAGAAGGGTAGCAAGTCTGCTAATCGTCGCAAATCCTTCTGCGCCAGAATGGGAGGCATGAAGAAAAGCCGAACGTCCGCTAAAACCGCTAACGATCCAGACAGCCGTATTAATAAGGCTCTTCGTAAATGGAATTGCTCGACTGATATTAACTCAAAAGGAGATCCAGCTATGAATGAGAGAAATAAACAAAACAGAGACGCAGTCAGAAAAATGACATCAGGTCAGACCCCTGCGGAAGCCAAGGCACAAAGAAGTTTAAAAACAGCTAACCCTGATTGGATCACCTCAGATGATAAGAAGTCACCGAGACAGCAAGCTCACGATTCTCGAAGAGGTGTAAAACAGGCTAGGGAGGCTCTAGCAGAAGCTTGTTGGAAGGGTTACAAAGCTAAGGGCATGAAAAAGAAAGGATCTAAGATGGTCCCTAACTGTGTAAAGGAAGAAGCAGATCCAACAAAGACAACAAGGGCTTCAATAAAGCAAGGGGAAGGAGATGCTAATATATACAGCAAGATTAAAGCTAAGAAGGATGCCGCTTCTAAGCCTCAAGCAGAAAAGTCTAAAAGCGTTCGAAGAGAAACCTTAGGACGATCAGGAGGTATGCATGATAAGAAGGGCACTCCAGCTAACCCATCCTCTAACCATCCAGACTACTTGAAGAAGAAGTTGCATCAAAGATCCACCAAAGACGGAGGTTATGGAAAAACAGGAGAAACTAAAGCTGCTGATACCAAAGTGAACCAAAAGGGTGTTAGAGGACAAGAGGCCGCCATCGCTAAAAAGAAAGCAGGAAGCGCACGTCAAGCAATGGCTCAAAGAATATCTAACAAGCTTAGAGCTAAGAGAGGGTTAGTCCCTTTGATGCCTGGGGAAAAGCATAGCTCGAATGACAAGCTAGGTAAGACTGAAAACTAAGCCTCATACTCAACGCCGTTACCAAAGCTAGTTCCAACTTCAACATCTACACCTAGGGGAACCTTCAAGTGGATGTTGAAGTTTTCTTTTAGGTAGTGATAGTTCTCCAACTCATCCTTCACAATCTCAACTACCTTCTTAGTCTCTTCCTTAGGAGCGATGAGTTCGATGGAGTCATGAACAGTAGCTACAACCTTAGCCTTCATACCTTCAAGCTTCTTAATTACTCCAAGCATACCACACAATAGGATATCACTAGCGGAGGATTGGATCGTGAAGTTGAGTCCTTGACGGAAAGCCTCACGACGCACAGGCTTGAAAGGAGATCTTACATTAGGCAAGTGACGGAACCTACCAAACATAGTCTTAGCGTATCCAAACTGCTTAATGTAATCGTCAATGGTTTCCATGTAACGACTAACTCCAGGGAAAGCAGCTAACCAACTGTTGATAATCTCTTCAGCACGAGCCTCTGGGATGTTTCTTCTTGCTGCAAGTGTGTATGACGTACCTCCATATACCGTAAGGAAGCTAACCTCTTTGGCGATCTGTCTCTCAAGCTTTGTTACATCCTTGGGATCTTTGTTAAAGGTTAGACCCGCAGAATAACTATGCAAGTCGATCCCAGACTTGAAAGCGTGAATCATATTCTCCTCATTAGCAACATGAGCCAGAACACGCAGTTCCATTGCCTTCATATCGATAGTGATAAAGTCGTGACCCTCAGGCGCAACGACATAATCTCGGATGTTAACATCAAGAGACTCACGAGGAAGTGTATGGAAAGACACACCAATCTTGTCATCCTTCTTTCTACCAACATTAGCACCCGAGTTAGAGATACGTCCTGTAACAGTACCATCAATACGGTAGCTTGAGTAGATGCGTCCGTTACCCGTGTTCTTTAAGGCTGTACGCGCACCTTCAATATACACCGACTGTAGCTTAACAAACTTCTTGTACTCCGAGAAGCGATCAAAGAACCTCTTAGCGGCTGTTACTTGATCGTCAGACATGTTGTTCAATACTGCCTTAGCAATATTGGTCTCTTCATTACTGTTATTCCTAGACACTTTTCAAACCTCTTCTGGCGTACTCTTCCTCTACCATAATCTTCACCTTAGTTAGGGTCTCCTCGTTTGTGGAGGGCGCACCCTTCTTAGTGAAGTCGAAAGGATAAAGGCCCAGACCGAAATCGTCAACCTGAACCCACTCACCTTTCTCATCTTTTTTGAATGAGTAGATGATGTTAACAAGTTGAGCGGTCGAGTTTAGATTGTCCTCTTCCCCTAAACCAGCAGCCTCACGAAGAGCAATATCAGCAAGTCTAATCTTCTCCTCAAGCTCCACGTCAAGTTCGTTCAACTTATCCTCATCGATAAGCAACCCCGCGTATTCCATATCTCTAAACGCGATAGTTAAAGGAGAGATCAATTTCTCATACAGCTTCTCTAGCTTCTTCTGGCGGACTTCCTCAAGGAGCTTCGCATACACCTTAGCGGTAGCATACGTATCCTTAGCATTTCCATCAGCGCACTGCATGAGAGGAATATTCTTCCAATCAAACTTTTTTCCATCAACTGTAAGCATTAGAACTTTTCTTCTGGGAAGTAGTAGTAGACAAGATCGGCCAACGACTTGGGAACATCCTCCTTGTAGAGGTGCTGCAAAAGCTTAGTATCGAAGACATTATACACATCCTCAACACCATACCGCTTGAGAAACTTAAGGTCAAAGCCTGCATTTTGCAAGACCTTTCTGTTCTTCTTGTTTGCCATGGCCTTGCAAATGAATCGCATAAACTCACCCTTGATCTTGTATCCAAGTTTAGCGTCCTTGTGATCAATAGGTAATACTAAAGTCCTACCCAACTCACCAGAATCCCGGTCAACCAGAGTCATTGAAACGGTATGAATAGTATCCTCCAAGAAATTTAATCCAGTCGTTTCAATGTCGATTGCAACATCTAAGGACGTGTCAATAAACTCTTCCCTTACCTTATTCAATTCATCTATGCTTAGTGCAAGAGTATATGGAACTTGAGCGTCTGAGGCTTTACCTAATAGCTCATTATTAAATGCGTTCTCTAGGTCGGTCCTAAAGAGATAAGCGTTCTTAGGCTCTGCTACGACCTGGAATGGGTGAATAATAGGCACTACTCGGAACTCTTGCCCGCTCTCAGTAGTAAGAGTGTCAACCTTACCTCTAGTCTTACCTTCTTCCTTTGCCCTACCATAAAGAAGAGTAGTCGCCACCTTGCCACACGCGAATACTAACTTAGGCTTGTAGTGATCAATGGTATCGTGTAGGTGAACCTGACACGTATTCTTAATCCCAGTGCTTAAATTGTCAGTAGTAATGTTAGGACACTTTACTGCTGTTGTGTATGCAACACTCCAATCCTGAGTGAATCTGTTTAGCTCCGCCTCGATAATATTATACTCTTGAGGTCTGAATGCAGTGTACTCACCCTCAAACATTTTAGGAGAATCTGAGATAAACAATACATCTACTGGCGAGTCCTGAAGTTCATAATCCAGGATAGTCCGAGTAGGTAGGTTCATACTCAAGGCTGGACACCCCTCACACTTGGGGTTGACTCCTTGGAAGCTTAGTTGGGGCATACGACTATGATAGGTTGATGAGTAATTATATTGATAACAAGAAGTTCGAGGAACTGATTCAAGAATTTAAATCAGAAGATCGAACTAGGGAGGATGAACTATTTGAAATGTTCGATACCCTCGTAGAAAGGCTTATGCTATCCTTCAAGTTCAATGTGGATCGAGAAGAGGCAAAACAAGAATGTTTCCTACTTATACTCAAAGTCCTTAAGAACTTCAATAGAGAATCTGGACAAGCCTTCAATTACTTTACCACAGTCATCTTGAACAACCTAAGACTGCTGTACTCTAAAAATAAGAAGTACAACGAAAAACTTGAATCCTATCGGAACCACAAAATGGGCTACCCGAAGGATCCAAGCTCGGTCTAAACTCCGATCTCCGCACCAACTGAGCCGTTATAAGAAACGACCCTTGGGAAAGACTTGTGAATTACTACAAGCATCGGAAGTTGAGTATAGCGTGAAAGGCATGCCGTAGATATAGTCTCTCGATGAGACTTAATTGCAGACTTGATAACATCCAAAGCGTTTGGTATATTAAAAATATCTACAACGTTCAAATCTGTGGTACCATCGCTAGGTAGTCGATCATTAAAATGATTGCAAACGTCATCCCAGCTATTGGTAATAAGATAATAGGAAGTACTCTTACTCTCAACATTAGTCTTTACAAGAGAATCTAAATGCTTAGAGTTAAATACCTTAGTAGACTTAAAATTAGCCTTGTGTTTGCTCATCTTCCTTCACATCTTCAGTCGTTTCATTCTCAGCCTGGGTCTTCTTGTGCGCTTCAACCATGGCTTGAATTTGCTCAGTCATGACATTGCATCCTGCGAAGAAAATCTGCTTGTAGAAGCTCTCCTCATCTAACTCTGGTGGCTTGAGCTTGCAAAAGTTCTTAAAGCCTTCGGCTTCTTCCTTGGAAAACTTAATCTGAATCTTCATACGTCCTCTACTTCTTTCGGTTAATTTGATTGTCGTATCCTTTAACGATAATGATACTGTAGACATGAGTCTATTATAGCTCAGGTAATTTTAATATGAAAGATGATTTTGACGTATCGCCATTAAAAAAGAAAAAGAAAGTAAACTCAAGGGCTAAAGGTAACAGGTTTGAAAATAAGATCGCTAAGATGCTAAATGAAAGATTCAATACTGAAGAGTTCTGTAGGAGTCCGGGATCTGGAGCATTTGCTACTACTCATAAATTACCTGAATACTTAAAAATATATGGAGACTTAATAACACCAGAAAAGTTTAAATTCATTATAGAATGTAAGAAAGGATATAACGAAGAACAAATAAGTGAACTACTAAATCCTAAATCAACTACTTTAAAGATGATAGCCCAAGCTCATCGAGATTCTAAGAAATCTTCTAGAAAGTTTTTATTAATAATTGGTCAGAACCGTAGGGATCCCATAGCTATTACTAATGAGATGTCGCTACCAGTAAAGGGTCCAACCTTTAAAGGATCATTTGAAGATTTAGAAGTTTCAATGTTTAGATTAAGTGATTTATTAAGTATTGAGGAGTCTTACTTTTTCCTTAATAAGACCTAAAGCTTCGTGTAAGCTACCTAGAGCTTGTAGAATAGTTGACGAGGTCTGGGATACTTTTCTCTTATTTGGTTGCTTGTCCTCATTACCTTGAGTAGATCCGTTTAATGTTAAGGTGGTTTTACTGTTAACAGACTTCCTCTCAGCTACTGTTTTCCCACCTTCTTTGGACCTAGTAGGTACCGTATTTGTGCTTAATGTAACAATTGCCCCATTCTTGCCAGAGTAAACAACTAACCCATCTTCAAATTTAGATTTATTCGAATCTATTTTCCAGCCTTCTTTTCCGTTTACTACTTTCTTGAGAAGTTTGTTCCTATTGTAAACATAGCTATCCCCGGTTACTCGACTAACCGCAGTCTCGTTAAGCTTAGGATCGTCGGAGCCTCCTGCGTGATACGCCTTAGACGCTAACCATCTTTGAGCATTCCTCGCCGTGGCTGGATCACCAGAATTTAAATCTTTTTCCACCTTAGCATAAGTGAGCATATTCGTAACTTCATTTTGTATTGTGCTAAACAAAGCATCATCTGTGTATTTCGCGTTACTATTCTTTAGAAGCTTAATACGGCTCATTATTTTCTTTTTAGCACCAGTGGAAAGTTCTTTATAATTACTGTCTTTTGCAAACTTATCCGCTACTGTGTCTGCAAATCTCTCAGCCGAATTAACATACAAACGCTCAGTGGATCCCCTATCAGTAGTAACCGTGACCTTGGAGGGAATACCTCCAATAGTATCCTCTATTGACTTTAAATCCTTAGCATAGTTTTGCATGGATTCCCATGCATCTTCTGAAGTTTCACCTGGACCCTTTAGATCATCAAGCATTGTATTTATCAGCTTACTATGTGGACTTCCCTCTAGCCCTTCCTCCATCATTTGATTGTAGGTGTTATTACTACCTCCCCCTAAGGTAACATGATTAAGGTCTTTATAAAACTTAAGGCTAGTTTTTAACACAGCGACGGGTGTTTCGAGGTCTGGTGCAAGCCCCACCGAAAGAGCGGCTTGAGCTTCTCTTTTGCTCATATGACCTCCTTCAATCATTTCTTTAAGAGTCTTCATCGAAAAGTTTGAATCATCTAGTCCTGCTTTTTTCAAAGCGGCTTTACCCTCCTTTTCAGTAGAATAGTATTCTCTAATGTCTTGGCGATTACCAAACTTAGTCTCACCTCCAGCCTCGGTTACAAATTTTGGATTTCTGTCCTTCATGATGGTCATCGACAGTTCAGCCATTCTTATAAATAAAGTAGTATCCTCTCCTTCCGGTATTTCAAATAGCTCTCTTAAATTATTAATAAATGCCGAATCGTCAGGGGTTAGACCTACTTCTCTTTGCACTTTAAATGCTTTTGCAGTTGCCTCCGTGAGGCCCTTCATCTTTTCAAGAAATTCTAGTTTTGTACGCTCAAGCTCCTTTCTAAGAGCTTTTGGAGTTGGCGTGTTCTCAGAAGTTAACCTGTCAATATTTATTGAAATGGCCGCTAGCTTTTGAAACAGTTCGAAACCAGTACCTATAGTATTGTTATCCGACTTTCCTCCCTCACCTATAGCACCTAAAACATCAATCTCTGGTATTTCTTGCCCGCACAATTCAAATGCTTTATTTATGACATCTTTCATAGTGCCAAGGTTCTTCCTTCTTCCTCTTGTATCATCCGTAAATACAAGACCTTGAGAAATATCACCTCCCTCGGGGGTAATAACAATCTCACCTCTTTTTGTTTTTTTAATGTTATCCGTAAAAGTCTGCTCGTATATGTCTCCTCCTCCTGCTGGGCACTCCCCGTTAGACAGAGACTCCAACATGTTTTCCATAGTTTCTGCTACTCCAACAACAGTAGCATCAGAAAGAACTCCTTCTACAAACTCGTAACCATCGACCTCTTCGTTGTAAATTAGAAATTTATTACTTTCAGATAATCTCTTTTCAAAGGATTCATTTGTTGCCCCAACGAACAATCTTCCATATTTGGATGGATCTAGCCCAGACTTTTCAAGGGCCTCTGGTAATATTCTCCCCATACGGTCAAAAGCACTAACCGTATCTTCTCTAGCCTCATCAGACTCAAACGCTGCATTCCCTATAGTTGCTCCTGCTGGAGTAGCCTGACTTACCTTTTCAGTTTTGAGCTTGTCGGTATCGCCACCTTCAGAAAAAAGCCCATAGAAGTTATTTAAGCCTTCAGTATCATCCAGGTTATATTGATACCGCTCCACTCGCCCATCATTCCCCATATAACCTCCTTTAGGGACTCCACTTCTAGTAAGATACACACCTACAGGCTTACCAGAAGGAGTTGTACCTACCGTAGGATTGCTGTTTTGGGATGTTCCTTTGAACGTAGATTTAGCAGTAGCTATTAAAGCGTCCGCTTCGGGCGACTTCTCCGAAATCTCCAATAGTCTCAAAGACCTATCATGAACCCTACTAAAACTTTCTAATAACTCTTTGAAAAAATCCATAATTTATAATAGACAAATAGCCTTCTCCTTATATTTAGGAAGAAGGCTAGTTGAAATTAGGACTTAGATTTAGGTGAGCTAGTCTTAGGGAGTTCTTCATTTCCCTTACCATTAGCATCAGAAGCTTCAGCAGCACCCTCAGAAACGATGGACCGTAAATTTTGCATAAGAGATCCAGCAACCAGGGTAAGTAGGGCAGATGCTACACTGACGTGCTCATCTTGGATAGCTCCCGTACCTAACATAATTATAAAGCCACCGATCAGCAGCACTAATAAAAGTGGCGTAGTCAGTGCGATATTTGTACGAGCTTTCTCACTTGCACTTTGCCGTAATCTAATCTTAGCAAGCTCTAGTTTAGCAGCAGCATTTTCACGCGCAACTATAGCTTTATACTTAGCTTCGGTCTCACGAGTTTCCTCGCGTTTCATTCGGAGAGCGGCTCTTTCATCTTTCACGATAAAGGTAGCCCCCTCGCTAGAAGGTTCGTCAAGATCTGCATGTTTGTGTGGCATGGATGCATTTCCCTAAATCAGATTAAAGACTACCAAAGTAGCCTTTAAGTTTTATTGGTTGAGCTTTCCGTAGTCAACAAAGTCGTATCGGAAGGTAACTTCAACAGTTGAGAAGTCGTTGGAAGCGTAGTTCTTTTCAGAGAATCTAACACCAGTGGGGTAAACACCATATACTTCTATGAAAGCATGTGGCTCGTTGGTATTATCAAGCTCAAGGATAGTCATCTTACTAGCCTTGAATGATCTATTGCCTGCACCACCAGGAGCAGAAAGCTTAGTCATGTCGCCGGTCATTGGATCATAGATTGTCTTGAACCAGTTCCAAAGAGCAGGGGTAGTCTGAGAGAGTAATTGATTGTCAAAGGTAACAGTAATGTTCTCAGGAGTAAACTTACCAGGGTAGTAAACCTTATCATTAAGACGGTCAACAACAATGTCATCAACAGCACCACCGACAGGACTCACTTGCTTTGCAGCAGCAGTAAGAACTTGCTGGGTGTTGATAAATTCTGCTGGGAGACCAAAGAACTTCACTTCGAACTGATACGTCCTGACTGAGTCGAGCATCGTAGAGACCTTAGGTAAAGTCTTACCCGGATCGAAGTTTGCTCTGTAATTGTTTTTTAAGTAACTATCTACCATGATTTTAATTAGTTAATGGTTGCCGATTGGCTAGTGAGATTGACTTCGAAGACGATTGTTTCAGCAGCCTTCGTAGGCTTAATCGTAACCGAGCACCAAAGCTCATTTCTATCAACTCTTGCAGGAGTGTTCGTTGTTGAGTCACACTTGACAGCACCTTCAAGAATAGCTCTTCTTGCCAAAAGGTCATCAAGGAATGGATTGATCGAATCTTCAACCAGTTCCCAAGTGAATTGATCGTTAGGCTCAAACTGGAAGGGCTTACCAAGCTCAAGTAACACCTTACGAATGTAGATCATTAGTCTTCGAACGTTAACTCTATCAAGGGCAGTAGCTGCTCTTTGAGTGGTTCTTTGACCGAAGATTGTAATTCCCGTAGTAGGGTCATTCGAAATAGGGTTTATCGAGTTTGAGTATAGAGCGTCCCTGTCGCCTTGGTTAACGACAATCTCCGTATTGGTAGGCTTGGTCAAGCGACCTCGTCTAAAGCCAGCAGGAGCGAACCACGGCTCTGAGACGGCATCTGTGAAGACACACTGTCTTGCAGCGAAG